GAAATACAATTCTTTGCGGAATATACCTCTTCTAATTTTTTAAATAGTGGGTTTACTACAATTAGCACTAATAATAGTGGAAATTGGGGTGGTAATACCTTTACTACCAATACGATGGGAATTAGTGGAGTTACGAATACTGCATATTATAGCAATACAGGAACTTTAACATCGGGCATCAGTTCAATAGTATCAACTACCTCTAATACATTAGCAGGACCAAATATTCGAAGTGCAACGAAAGTTGAAACTGGTACAACTGAAAAAGGAGATACATCTAATCAACAATTTACATCATCAAATAGAAGTTTTAATTCATATTCATTTCACAATGTAGCATGGAGAATTTTACCTACCTCACAAAAGAAATACCATAAAGAAGATTTAGGTGTATTGTATTGTGGTGAGTGTGGTGCAAAAAGAAAAAAAGATACACATAAGTTCTGTCCACATTGCGGAACTAAATTTTAATTAACAAAATCACAAGGTATTCACTAAGGAGAACAGAAATGTTCTCCTTTTTTATTAAAAATATTTTAAAAAATATTTGGAATTATAAAATATTATTCGTATGTTAGCTTTGTAATAAGAGTTAAACATAAAATAATAAAAATATGGAATTGTTAGATGTGCGTGGTATGAGTGTTAATGAGTATTGTGACTTTGTAGAGAGTAGGTCTTTACATTTGGGAGTAAGTGCGTTTGAGTTGAATATGGAGTATTGCTTCGAAAGAGGTTTGATTTCTGATGAGAGATATGAGAGAGCTAAATCAGAGTTATTAGAAAGAAGTTTATCACCTATATGGAGAGAGACTGAGCATTGGAGAAAAGGAAGTATAAGATAATTTTAAAATATAAAATATGAATGGTATTGGTATTAAAACATTAAAAGAAATTGAAGTTGAATTTGGTGATTTCGAAATTAAACAAGTGTGGGGTGGTTCGAATGATATTTACTTACGATTTGGTTATTGGCGTAGAGTTGATGTAATTAAACTACAACAAATTATCGGTAATTTAGCCAACGTAGTTGAAGATGATGATTATGATGATGATTGTGGTTGGTTATTTAGTTATAAATTAAAATAACTTTTTTTGAAACTTTTCCATATTTATTATCAAATACAAAGTAAATAATGGAACAATTAGCATCAATTTTTTTTCATAGTAGAACTCAAGCACACGCTTTTCATTTAGAAACTCGTGGACCGGGTTCATTGGCAATTCATTTAGCATTAAATACATATTACGATGAAATCGTAGGTTTAATGGATGGATTAATCGAAGCATATCAAGGTAAATACGGAATCATAACCTTTAAACCAGTAAACGGAATTGATAATGATGCATCAAAAGAAAATATAATCGCATACTTCGATAAACTCATAAAATTCTTAGAAACAGAAAGACAATCAGAAAAATTAAAAGATAGTTGGGTTCAAAACGAATTAGATAATATAGCTAAACTATTATATTCTACAAGATATAAACTAATTAACTTAGGATAATTAAATTTAATACTTATTGAGTTGAGGGAGCGATTTTTCGCTCCCTTTTTTTATACGTTATATTTATAGGTGTATAATTGTATAAAAGAGGAAAGTATTTATGTCTCAAGCGTTAATTTGGACGGGTTCTGCAACATTCATTACGGGTGCATCAACTCCATTTGGTATTTATGATAGTGATTCCCAATTTCAATCTGATGCTCCAAAGGTTGCAAGTTGGTGTGCAAAACGTTTAGGCTACCCAATAATTGATATTGAATTACAAGGTGAAAACTTTTTTGCTGTTTTTGAAGAGGCAGTTAGTGAATATTCTGCACAAGTAAATCAATTTAATATCCGAAATAACTTAGGTTCATTACAAGGACAGCCAACAGGTACTAATTATACTGGCAAATCGGTAAATGGTTCTGAATTAAATAATACTATACAAATATCACAAGCATATGGAACTCAAGCAAATGTAGGTGGTAAGGTAGATATTAAAAGAGGTTCAATCAACTTAGTTGCAGACCAACAAACTTATGATTTACAAACTTTATGGTCTGATGTGAATGAATCAAGTCAATCTATATCTGTAACGAGAGTATTTTATGAGGCAACTCCTGCAATTCAACGTTTCTTTGACCCTTATTCAGTTTCTGGCCAAGGAACATTAAACTTAATTGATGAATTTGGATTTGGTTCATTCTCCCCAGCAGCACAATTTATATTAATGCCAATTTATGAGGATATGTTAAGAATTCAAGCAATTGAATTTAATGACCAATTCCGTAAATCTGCATTTACATTCAATATAGTAAATAATAAAATACAAATTTTTCCAAAACCAACTCATAATGATAAATTATGGTTTGAATACATAGTTGATAATGAATTTACTGCAGCATCTGCGATAATTACTCCAAATGTTGTATCAGATTATTCAAATATTGGATATGATTTTACACAATATTCAAATATCAATGATGTTGGTAAACAATGGATTAGAAAATACACATTAGCACTTGCAAAAGAAATGTTAGGTGCAATCAGAGAGAAATATTCTCAAGTTCCAATTCCTGGTTCGGAAGTTTCATTGGATGGAGCAGCATTACGAGCAGAAGCAATAACTGAAAAAGATACGTTGATGACTCAATTGAGAGAAAATTTAGAAGAAGTAAGTAGAAAGACTAGAATTGAAAACGAAGCAAATATAGTTGATCAACAACAAAAGATAATTGGTAAAGTGCCATTGGCGATTTACATAGGTTAAAAGGAATAATATATGCCAAAGTTTTTTAACGCAAGAGATTTGAATTTTATCAAAACAATCGCCGAAGAGGTGGTTGATTATGTGGTAGAACAAACCATCACCTTATTCAAAGTATCAGTTGGTGAAACAAAAACCAATTTATATGGAGAATCATTAGGTAAAGTGTGGCATGCACCTGCTAATTTACGAGCAATTGTAGATAGAGAACCTAAAAATGTTAGTTATGAAGGATTTGGGCCGGATGCTACTCAAGCAGTAGAATTCCGTTTCATGAGACATCGTTTGAGAACTGAAACTTTACCATTAGTTAGAGATGTAAACGGAACGTTTGTTCCCGTAGATGCAATACAAAATTCATTATATGGTTATCCTGAAATTGGTGATGTAATATTATTCGATGATACATACTTTGAAGTCGATAATGTCAGACAACATCAATTGGTAGGGGGTTCACCTAAAATGTATAATAAAGAAACTGATGAATTTGAAGATACAAGAATGCAATTAATTGCAATTTGTCATATAGTAAGACGTTCACAAGTTCAAATAGAGGATAGAGTAAGATAATGAGCACAGACCCATTTAAAAAACCTTTAAACAGAGGAACACAGCTAAAAACCGAACCCAAAAATCAAAGAGGGGTTAAGTTGTATGATATTGATATGGCCATTGCGGAACATATGATAGATACTGTCGTGCCAACGGTTGAAGCAATGGGTGAAAAGATTAAAGTACCTGTAATGTATGGAAACCCAGAACGTTGGAAAGCAGTTCAACAAGATGGATATTTAAGAGATAAACAAGGGGTAATTCAAATTCCTCTTATTATGTTTAAACGAAATTCCATTTCAAGAGATGATTCAATGACATCTACAATGAATCGTAATGTTTTTTACCCAACGGTGACTAAATATTCGAAAAAACATAGATATGATTTGTTTTCTCAAATGGTAGGAACTCAAAGACCAATTGAACAATATAACGTAACGATGCCCGATTATGTGACGGTTAGTTATGAGTGTATTATTTGGACAGATTTCACAGAACATATGAATAAAATTGTGGAAGCTTTTCAATATGCAACGGATGAGTATTGGGGTGATAAAAGTGGTTTTAAATTTAGAGTAAGAATTGATTCGTTTGATACAACTGCAGAAGTTGGTGAAGGTTCTCAAAGAATGGTTCGCACAAATTTCACAATGGCAGTAAATGCATATTTATTACCTGAAAAATTTGATAATCAACCAACAACAATTAAAACTCTTTCACCAAAGAAAGTAGTATGGGGAGTGGAAACCGATTTAACTGGTAATTCACAATCTACTACAAAATTATATAATGAATATTCGGATGTAATTGATTTTATGACAATCAGAGGTTCAGTTCAAGC